TACCAATACCACGACCTGATGCTACTGCCATTCTAAACATCTCTGGTAAATCTTTAATACCATTACGTTGAATGTGTATTGTCATTTCTCGCAAAATTTTTTCTTGCCACTTCCTTGGTCCTTTAAATTCTTCGAGGGGGGTGTCCTTCTGTCCCCACGGGAACACGAATTTGACGAAATTTAATGGGTTATCTTTTATGACAGGAGACCATAGTTCTGTCATTAATAGCTTTTCATCTTCTGGTTTATACTTCATAAAAATTACCTAAAAAAATTTCTGCATAGTGTATATATATAACGCACCACCCACGCACACGCAAAGGGGGGGGTAAAATTCTATTCTATGCATATTATATAAACGCCACGCATAAACGCACAAAGGGGACTTTTTTTGTGCTTTCTTGCGTGCTTGCACGCGTGCCTGGATTATTTATCAACATCTTTTAAGGACAATTGTTCTGTTTCTTGATGGTTAATAACTTTCATGCGTGAGTGTGCGTGGCTTAATGCTTCTTTAATATTTAATGTGTGTTCTACTGTTTGCTTGTCAGCCCATGTGTCACGATCTGCCGATTTTAAATAGAATTGTATTGCGTTAAATTCCCCGTCTTGTATTTTTTCCATTAACTTGCTTGTTGCTAATTGTAATCCTTTAGCTTTTCCTCTATTTAATGCTTCCGCTAATTCCGAATTTTTTTTAATTCTATGTTTGTTGAATGTGTCCCACCCTATCCCTAAACTTCTACAAATGTCCATTATACCCATGTTTAAGGACGCAAGATATTCAACGCGATCATAATCAATAACTATTGGTTTTCTACCTCTTTTCTTTGGTGTTTTTGTTGTCATATTCCGATTAATTATAGCTTAAAAGGGTATTTATTAAGCTTTATTTATAAATTAATTAAATATTTTTATATGTATTTGTTGACATCTGTACATTTTTAGCTATTATATATATGTGATATATATTAATTTTATTTATAGGAGCAACAAATATGTCAACAAAAGTTATAGATGTACATACTAAAAAGTCTCATAGAGATATGAGCATTGATACATTCGCTAATCATTTTCAATCACTATGCGGTAAATATTTCATATTTCCAGATATAGCATTGGAGAATGAAAACATTATTGATATATTCAAGAATAAAGAACTATCAAAATATGAGAAATTAGAAAAGATTGATTTCATTTTATTAAATGAATTTTAATCTATTAATTAATAACCAAATGGGGCGGAACTTACCGCCCTTTAATAAGTGATATATAAAAAGAGGTAACCAAATGAAAATTTCAAAAGTAGGAAAGCTTAACAGTCGCAGTTGGTCGCTTGAAGCTTTAGAGACTTGTCCCGCTTCTAAAGATTCAAATGGCGAACTAGTACCCGCTTGTAAGGGATGTTATGCAGTAGGCGGGAATTATCGTTTTAAGAATGTAAAAGATGCTAGAAGCCATAATAAAAGAGATTGGAAAAGGGCGGAATGGGTAGCCGATATGATAGAGGAACTTGACAGCGACAGATATTTCAGGTGGTTCGATAGTGGCGATATGTATTCTCTAAAGTTAGCCGAGAAAATATACGAGATTTGCAAGGCAACACCATGGACAAGGCACTGGATACCCACAAGAATGCACAAGTTTAAAAAGTTTAGAGATATTATTAATAGACTTAATAAGCTTGATAATGTTGTTGTAAGGTTATCTAGTGACGGAATCAACGGCGAAATAATAGAGGATGCTCAATACTCATCCACCATAATCCCTTTTATAGATAGTTTTACTGTTGCTAGTGTATGTAATGCACCGCTACAAGAGGGCAAATGTAAAAAATGCCGTAAATGTTGGGATAAGTCCATTAAGGTTATCGCATACGCTGGACACGGTGCAAAGATGAAAAAACAACAAAGAGAACTTATACAAATATTAGAGGTGGCGTAATAATGGACTTGCAAATATTACCAATATTAATTTTTATGGCGTTGTGTCTCTATGGCACAGCGTTATTGATAAACGATAGGGATAACAAATGATAACAATAAAATTTACACAAGAGGAACTAGAGCAACTATACGACGCTTTAGAGGATATACCAAGAGAAATATATAACGAATGTGATACACCAGATGATCTTGATAAGGTGCTTTTATCTGGTATTAATAAACTAAAAAGAGAGGTAACCAAATGAAACTAATAATTACTAATACAAATAAACCTGGTGCAGTCGTACACATAACCAACGACAAGCAAAGGATAGAATTAATTAAACAAAGAGCCAAAAGCAAAGGCGATATAGTAGAGGAGATAAAATAATGAGTAATTATTCATACATGGAAATAGTAGAGGAAGGAATAGAAGTCTGTTCTAGTTGCGGTAGTGCAGATATAAACTTTAACAGAAACATACAAGATAAAAGTAAGTCTATGGATCATTGTTTTAATTGTGATTATGCAGAAGGAATAACCACCTGTATGCCTAATGATTTGCATTTTTATCAAGAAGCAAAAGAAACATTAAATAAATTAAGAGAGGAACAACAATGAATATTAAACTAATAGCCAAAGATACTTATACGCTAACAAAAGTAATTGATACAGAAGATTATCCAAACACGGACATTGATACTCTAATAGATGTTGAAGATTATGAGCTACGCAAAGCGTATGCAAAAAAATACAACGAAAGTTGCGGAACAGTAATTGTTGAGGAGATCTAAGAATGAGCCAATACAAGGACTTAGTAAACAAACAAAAAGCAAGGTTAGATGCTGAGCAATGGGCTAAAGGTATTAAATGCTTACAAGCTAGGGACGGATATTTAGAGCGTGAATACAATAGCGGACTTATAGAGCGTGAGTACCAAGACGGCAGTTACGAAGTAATTAAACGAGCTAGACCATTAGATGAAATTATTGAAAGTTTTATGAGGCGTACTATATGAAATTCACAATAAATATAAATGGTGCTTTGATTGATTGGCGGTATACAGATGAAATGCAAGAGAAACAATATCATTTAACCTGGATACCAAAGAGAAAAGATGTCCAAATATTAAGCAAAGATTTACACGGGCTAACACTAAGCCAGATTAAAGATGCTATTTTTGAGGAGTTAGCAAGAGATATAAGAAGTGTAAAAGATCATATAAACAAAAAAGCGAGAGCGAGGAGAAAAAATGCAAATTGAAGAAAGAGGAAGTGCGGGGTTTACAGCCAATCTTAAAAATGGAGTGATAACAATTAACCATATTGATTGTAATTCAACATTAGCACAATGGACGGCTAAACAAGGAGATTGGGATAAATTATGGAAACTTATAAGAAGATTAGAAGAGGAGAAAAAATGACATTTACACAAGCAGAATACAAATTAAAAGCATTTATGCGAGATATGGGATTCGTGGGCGAACTACCCCACCCAAGCAAGGAAATATCAGAGAGCAATTCTAACGGCTTCTGGCTACTTAAAACTATAACAGGTAGTAACCTAGCCATAGTGTCCGAAGAAGGCAAGGTAGAGCTTCTATGAGTGCGACAGAGGTAATTAAAATCCTAAAGATGAAATATGGTTTAAGACCAGATACATCATTAGAAAAACTGTTAAAGATATTAGCTAAAAAAGATAGAGAGGATTTACTTCCCTATCTAAAGCAAGAACCTATGTATAAAAAACTAATTGTTGAATATTTAAGAGAGGAGAAAAACAAATGAGTAACCAAGTAAACGAACAAGCATTAGAAAAGCTACACGAAGAAATAATTGAAATGGATAAGAAAGGATTGTTAGAAAATGAGATCTTTACTGTATCAGATATCTACGGACTAGATGAAACTACTGATAGAGGAGAGATATTACAATTCATGGCAGAGAATCTATTTTTTAGCGGTAACATTTATATTTAAGGGGTAATAATGAGTAAACATCTTTTGAATATAAGATTGGATCTAATAGTTAATGCAATAAGCAACCAAGATGCAAAAAATAAAATCCTAGAGTCGATAAGTCCTTATGCAACTGTTCGGAAGGTAAAAACTATAACCGCCAGGAGACTTGGATTTTGTAATACTTGCGGAATTGAGCTTACTACCAAAGTAAACCAACCCGCAAAGTTTTGTAGTGATAGGTGTAGATCAGCATTTAACAATGCTAGATATAAACAAATAAAAATAAACAAACAGGAGAAATAACCATGACAGGTAAAGGAGATGACGTAAGAAAATACGACAGAAAGAAATTTAATGAAAATTTTGATAGAATATTTGGTAAGCGATCAGCTCGCCCAACAACCAAAGTAACTATTGAATTTGACATGGACGGCAACAACCATGATCTTGATACAGTTTATAAACGTGTTGAGCAGTTGATTAAATCACAACAACTAACATTCACACAAACAACGAGGTATGATTGAAGCCATAATATTTATCTATTTATCCCTGTGCGGTTTATTCGTACTAATGCTATTGGTAACTGCACTAATCGGGTATATAATTAACAAGTAAGCTACGGGCGTGTATATATCACTCCCCTTTCATTTGGACTCCTCAACGCTCGTATGCTTACCTCCACGCAAGACTCCACGCACGCACCTCTACCTCATTAACTCATAGGCTAACCCAACCAAAAGAAAGTGTTTCTTACCACCAGCTTGTGACTTACGCAAACGCTTAAACTTACTATCCTCTAATACTATCCAAATCAAATCATGCTCACTTAGTTCAGCTATTGCCTTACCCACACTCTTTCTATTCACTCCTGTCATCTTGGCATAATAACTAACCGCATCGTGACTGCTCCAAGTCTCAATCCGCCAACGCTCGCATAAAGCCCAACACACGAATCGTGCAGTCATAGATAAATCTTTATTCCCAGCCACCTCACTTCGATACCAAGCCCAAACGCACGCACGTGCCTCACTAAAGATTCCTTCTTGCTTAACTAACGAGCTTGGCACTAAACCGCTTGCTTTAACTTCCTCTTTCTCCTTTGGCTGAATCCACCAATATTCTAAACTTACTCTTTTAAATCTCGGCATCTAATCTCTCCTCACGCACGCTTGTCTGTCATGCGTGCTTGCTTTTTCACGCACGCTTGCTTTGAGTTTCCCACGCGTGCTTGCTTGGAAGGAGAAAACCGCCTCCAGCGGTTTCTCTCCTATATACATATATGATGTATATGGATATATGGGAATCTCGTACTCAGTCATTGAGTACCTGGTTCCCTAGTATGTCCCTCAAATACTCAGTCATTGGGAACCTGGTACTCAGTTGGGATTTCCATATTCTTTAAAATATGAGCAATTACTTCTACTGTCCAACCGTTTCCAAGCATCTTATATCGCTGAGTATTAGACACGCCTTCAGTATAATTATCTGGTACTGTTTGTAATCTTTCGCATTCTATTGGAGTTAACTTTCTCCAATAAACTTCTTGTTCGTCCCCGACATTAGTTCTTGATGCAAACTCTCTTGTTAAAGCATGAGACTTGCCGTCAACATGAAATACTCTATCTTGCATATATGGTTGTACTCCATTTGCTTTTTTGCTCGGATTTATTTGGTTAGGTTTATGACTAACAATAACATTATCTTTTTGAACTGTAGTAACTGTATTAGTCTTTTCATCTTTTCTTAGTTCTAACATTTGTTTGGTTTTACCAGCTACCGAACCTTTATGATCCTGTCTTACTCCGTTTTTGTAATACCGACCACGCCAGGCACCACAAACAACTTTAGGCTCTCTATTTCCACCTGTACAAGCATTTAAAGTTGGTGATTTACCGTCTTCTGAATAGACTCTTTTTAAAATATCGTGTCCATTTACATCTATTGCCGTTCCAACGTGTAGAGGTTTATCAGCAACATAACCATTAGCATAACCATGAGTACCAGCACAAATTGTTCCAGACTTACCATCAACATCATGTATGGTATTAGCTTGGCTTTTGTAGTTTGGATTTAATTGATTACCGCCCTTATAATTCTTTTGTAAGTTTTCTCCAGCAAGGTATTCATCAGAAGCATTAGTTTCTAATATATCCCTTAAAACTATACCTCTTTGTTCAGGCTGTTCAACTCCAGGTATATTGGTCCAATAATATCTAACTCTATTTTGTGCTGATACTAAAGCTGAATTAATTAAATACTTATTTACATTTGGTAATGCTTGCTCAGTATGATAAGTAATATATTCCTCAAACTCTTTTTTCATCCTTACATTTTCCATTAGATAATATGCATTAGGATTATTTTCCATAACCTTTTTCATAACATCTAACATTACCCAAAACATTTTACCCCTCTCATCTTTGTCTCCTAACTGCTTTCCAGCCAATGACCAAGATTGACAGGGGAAACCACCACTTACCAAATCAATAGAACTCCAATCAATATCCCATGACCGCCAATCTAAAACATCTCCAATTTGTTTTGTATCTGGGTAATTCTTTTGTGCTATTTGAATAGCATATTTATCAATCTCACTTGCATAATAATTATCTACTTGTATGCCAAGACGCTCTAAAGCAATCCTGCCACAACTCATTCCGTCAAATAAACTAAGTACGTTCATATTTTTCTCCTAAAAATGTATGTCATATTCTGTTCTCGGCATAGAGTCTATCGGCTCTAAAACTCCGTCTTTTCTTATTAAGGTTTGCACCCCGTAATCTACATTACCAGAGTTAGATTTCACTAGCGCGGCCTTGACTACGCCTAATCTATCGTAAGGTATATTTGCTTGTTCACAAAGTTCCTCTGTATCTGATTCACTTGGAATCCACATACTTATTGCAAATCTAACTGAGTCTGTGATTGAGCTTGCGCCTCTGATATCAGCTTTATGTGAATAAGGATCATCACTATCGTTGGTTATAGATTGTTTGTTTATATGGTGGGTGGTAAGAGTGGTACAACCAATGTTAGCACTAATCATAGCGCAGTAACTACCCCATAACTGTCCAGCCTCATTACTTTGTGACACGCTAGCAGTTGTAAAGGCTTGAAGCGGATCAAAGGCAACCAGCTTTAAGTTATCTATGGTTTTCAATTCTTCTACTATCTCTTGTGCTTGTTCGGTAATGCCTTCTTCTTTTAATAATATCAATGGCTCTTTTTGATCTGGTACAGGAAACACATAAACATCGTTGTTATGTTTAAAACGCTCGCCTTTTGGATCTAATAACTCAATTCTATGGTGTATCTCAGTTAAATCATCTTCAGCACAAAAGATAACGCTACTGCCATTCTCTTTAATTGGTTTACCCCACCAAGTACCACCTTTTGCAATAGAGATAGCTAACTGTATTAATGATAATGATTTACCTACGCCACCAGAACTCGCTAAGATTCCTGGTTTAGCTAGTGGTATAAAAGAATCAACCAAAAACTTTTGTGGCTCTGGCTTTTCTATTAGATTACGAATGGCATACTTTTTAATATTGTATTTAGATTCAGTAAGCTCTGATTTAACTTTATCTAAACCATGTTTTAAATATAAATCGTTGTAATCCCCTATCTCGCTCGGCAAACGCACGCTAGCATTGGGAACTGCCCTTGCACACTCTTGCGCCTTCTTCTCTCCTACGCCAGACTCATCATTATCTAACGCAATTATTATTCTAGCACCTGTGAGCTTGCGTAAATTAAGGGCAAATTGCAAACAGAAGTTTGCAGAGAAAACGCAAGCCACAGGAATTTTGGTAGCCTCATAAATAGTTGCAGAAGTAG